GTTGAAAGAGATTTCGTTCTATGTTGAAGAGGCGTCAGATGACGTTCGGGAAAGGCTCAGAGCTATTCTTGCAGTTCCTTCGAATGCTTTACTGCGTGATTACATGCAGAAAGTGGCACCGGAGTGGACTCATGGAGAAAGCGGTGAAACCATTCCCGACAGGAACGGTAATCCTTATTTCCGTCGCGTTGGCATATATGGACCGCAACGTATGGGAAAAGTGAAGAAAGCCAATGAAGAAGAAACTGATTTGCAAAAGGGTATTCGCGCATTGGCGCAAAAGTATCATGATGGTAAGCTTCATGGGTGCACCAAAGGGGAGTATAAGGTTCCTGTGTGTTCAAAGAAGAACATAGATAGATCTTTGCGAGCTCAGGCGAGGCTCGCGACAGCGACCGCCCCCAATCTATCCAGTGAGCAGCAAGAGGAGTTCGAAGCTGCTGTCCGGCTTGTTCGCGATAAGTATTCAGCGGGCATTGGTGACACCCCCATCAAGAGTTATTTAGAGGAAGGTGAATTGGGATTCTTGAAGACTTTCATCAGTTACGAGGATAAGTCTTCGGGTGTGAGTGCTCGTTATCGCAACATGAAGAAGTCCGCTTGGGTGAAGGCTCATCCTGAGGAGGTCGTTGACTTAACTCTTAGCAGGCTCATTTTGATAGCTGTTGCAGGCAAACAGCTTAAAGAGCTTGATGCAATCGAGTTGGTTAAATATGGCTGCTCAGACGTGAAGGAGATCTTCATGAAGGCAGAAGGACATTCGCCTCAAAAGACTGAGGAGGGTAGGTTCAGGTTGATTTGGATCAGCAGCCTTATTGACCTCACAGTTCAGGCCATGTTGCACAAGGCTGACAATGCGACCCATGTAGATGCCTATCAAGCGGGCAATTTGACTTGTGCCGCCTTGGGCATGGGACATAGCCCAGACGGGTTGAAACATCTTGTCCGAGCCTTTGAACAGGAGGAAGTGGCCAGGAGTAACGTTTCTAGTGACGCTTCGGCGTATGATCTGTCGCTTGATGCCTTATTCATTGAAGCTGACGGAGAACGCCGAGGAGACAACTGTGCAGATCCCGACGTTAGTCGCCTAGTTAAGAGGTATGCTCACATTTTGTGTAGCCATGTTCTCAATAATCAGGGTGACATTTGGCTCGTAGTGAAATATGGAGTCACTACATCAGGACAACTATCCACGACCACACAAAACACTTTCGCTCGCTCTGTCATGGCAGCCTATGGTGGCTGCAAAGGCTGGACTTGCGCAGGGGATGATTTGGTTGGAGACGACAATTTTGACGAAAAGCGCTTGCTCCATTTTGGAGTGCGTTCGCGGGATGTCGAAAGGCACGAGGGTGAGGCAGACTTCACTTCTCATCTCATCAATACAGACACTGCCCGTGCGGTGTTTTGTAATGTTGAGAAGTTACTTTGGCATCTGCATGATACTTGCACAGACGTCTCCGCTAACCGAGAAAGGTTCGGCGCCATCCTCTATATTTTGCGCGACACACCTGGTGTGCTTGAAGACGTCACCTCGCTCACCAAGGAATTTGGGATAGACACAGGCGGTTATGTGGTTGAGTCTAGTCTCATCCGAGACTTAGCTTAGTCGCTATGACCGTTCGTGAGTCAGCAGCAAGGCATTTGAAATAAGTGTAAGACCTTGACGGGTGTGGCGATCCCGGCACTGTAGCCGCCAAGAACAGTTAATCAACTCTTGGCTTTAATTACTACTGCAAGTTTAGA